GATCGTTCTCGAAGGTATTGCCCTTGCTCATTATTCAATCCCTATCGGCTTGCCATCCGCACCACGGACGATTGACTTAGGCTTGCTCAGTGCCGCAGCCAGGGCTTGCAGGCCCATGCCCACAGCATCCCCGCTCTTGTCCGGCTTCTCGGTTTCCTTCGGCTTGGACGCCTCGCGTTGCGCGCGGTTGTCCTCTGCCATCGCCTGCCGGTCGGCCATGCGTTCGGTCAGCGCGGAACGCTCCCGTTCCATCTCGACGTTCGCCGCCAGTTCCTGCTGCTTCAGCCCAAGCTCAGCGCGCTTGAGGTCCAGTTCAGCCAGCTTGAATTGCAATTCCTGCTGCTTGATCTGTAGTTCCTGCGCCTTGATAGCCGTCTCGCCCTGCGCCTTGACTTGCTCGGCCGTCATCCGCTCGCGCTCTAGCTCAATGTTGGATTGCGCAAGGGCGCCCTCGTTCTGCGCCTTCGCCATGTTCAGCGCGGCGGAGCTTTCCTTTGTCGCAATCTCGGCCATTGCAGCGCGTTCGGCCATCTCGGCCTGCTTCTGCGCCATCGCCTGCGCCTCGGGGCTTTGCTCGCCGCCGCCCGACAACAGCTCCGTCATCTTCTTCTTGCGCTGCGCCGGCAGGCTGCTCGCCTCGATCAGCGCCAGTGCGTAGGGCGGCGGCAAGGCTGCAAGCTGCGGCATGATCTGCGCGAGCTGTTCGAACTCCTCGGACTGCAACGTCACCGTGTCGGGGCCGGTTTCGAGGATGACGTCAACATCCATCTGCGCGACAGCGTTCTGCACCATCGGCTGGCCCGTCATCGGGTCCACCTGCACCTGGTTCAGCCCGATGAACTGCGTGGCCTGCTCGTCGTCCGTGATCCTGACCCATTTGGGCGAGGTCCAGAACTGCTTGATGCGCGCCCATGTCGCCCGGTAGACGCGGAGCTTGAAATCGTTGAACCGGTCATACAGCGGCGCGAGCTCGGCAAGCCCGGCCTGCTGCTGGGCGATGATAGCGCGTCCGCTCTCGCCTTCGGTGCCTTTGCCCTGCAGCGCATTGTTCGGCCCGAGAAGGTCAATCTCAGCCTTGGCTTCCTGAAGCATGTTCAGGTTGCCGGTCGTTTCCTGCGCCGTGTCGAGAACCTCCACCGCTTGCGGGTCTACAACCTCGACCCAGCCATCAGGGCGGGCAATCTCGCGCTTGGCCTGGCCTACATCAGCAACCGCACCCTGTTGGGCCATGACGCGGCGTGAGTGCAGGAAGTGGACGGCCTTGGACCGGCGATGGTTGATCTCGTCCTGCGGCCCTCGCATGTCGTGGACAACGCCATACCGGGCGTTCTCGCGGTCCACGTACGCGCTGAATGCTTCGATTGGGCAGACTGTCTTGCCCTTCTCGTCGCGGTAGTAGCTTGGCCCGTCCATGACGAGCGTGGAGCCGACGACAACCGCGTAGTTATGCTCAGAGCCAGCCTTGTAATAGAGTTGGCAGACCTGGACGCGCCGGCGCTTGCGGTCGATCCACGTCCCCGAAGACGGCTTGTCGTCTACAGACTGGTCAGCAACAAAGGCTTTCTCGCTGCCCGTAATGCCTGCTTCGATCTCCTTGCCCTTGTCGGGGTAGAGCGCAATCGCGTCGTCTGCGTCCATCCACTTCAGCACGCCGAGATAGCGTGCATCCGAGAAATCGTGGCGGCTGCTTCTCGGGTCAAAGATGAACTCATCCCACGGGATCAGGTTGACGCGAATGTCTTCCGGCCCGTCCATAATCACTTCGGCCGCACCCGCGCCCTCGATCATCCCGCACTCGAAAGCGCCTGAGAATATGTTGTTCAGCCGCGTCTGGTCGGACACGAACCGCAGCGCCTGCGTTACGATGTCGGCGCTCTGCTCATCTCGAGGTGTCCGTGGGTAAGCCTTGGGGTCGGTGCGCCTGTTGCGCTCGACACCCAAAATCGAGTCCACTTTCCTCTTAATCCGATTGAACACGATAGGCGGCTGGCCGCGCTGCTTGAGGGTCGCAATCTCCTCACGGGTCCACTGCTTGCCGTCGTAGTAGTCGCGGTAAAGGGCCGAGCGGTCGCGGGCTTCTTCCATCGTATCGAGATACTCGCGCACCATCTTCCGGATGCGCTCGGCGCCGTCCTCGCCCGCGTCGGGCTTGGCAGACGACATGCTTACAATACTCGCCAATTGTCCGCCTTTGGTGGGGGCCTGTAGTCGCGTGGTCGCGTCAGAGGTTCGGGCGCGGCAGGCGTAAAGCCCGGATGCGCCATGTCGATCACCATGCCCATCAATGCGCAGGTATCGACCAGATCGTCATGCTTGCCGGCCGGGAAGCTGAGAAGCTGGTTCAGCACCTTCTCGCCCAGATCCGTCTTCGGCAGGCTCACCTTGCCCATCGCAGCGCGGGCCTGAAATGCCCGGGCGCGGGTCGGCTTGTCCGAGATGGACGGTATCCATTCCGTTCGCGCAAACACACGTAGCTCGTTCATGCGGCGCGTCAGCATCGGCTTGACCGCCTTCACGATGACGCCAGCCTCTCCAAAGTAGCAGAGCGGCTTGTGTTGCTTGACCAGCCGCAACAGCTCCTCGATCCACACATCCGCCGAGGTCTGGCCGGTCCAGCCATCGATGAGCGTCAGCGTGTCCTCGTAATAGTTCCACACGAGATGGGCGGTCCAATCGCCGCCGTCCTCGGTCACCGCGTAATCGCTGGTGATGTAGATATGACCCTTGGCCGGCGCGTGATCGTGGCGCTTGAACCAATCCCTCAAGAAGAACGTGCCGTCGTCAGGCGTCGGGTTCTGCTGGTAGAGCGCCTCGAAGTCGCGCGGCCCGATTGCGGCCTTGATGCGCTTCAGGGCGTCTACGTTGTACCGCTCAGGCCAGAGCGCCTGGCCGTCCTTGATCGCAGGCAGGTTGACCTTGACCCACTTGTCACCGCCGTTGTTCTCGGCTTCCAGCAAGCGCCCGCCTAGGTCGTCCTCATGCCAGCGCGTCTGGATCAGGATAACAGCCCCACCGGGCATCAGGCGAGTGTAAGCGGTCGATGTGTACCAGTTCCAGATCGTCTCGCGCCGTAGCTCGCTCTCGGCTTCCTCGCGATCCTTCACGGGGTCGTCAATCAACAGGATGTGAGCGCCGCGACCCGTGACGGCCGTGCCGACACCAGCCGCAACGTAAGCGCCGCCCGCGTCAGTGTTCCACCTGCCGGCCGCTCGGCTATCCTCCGCCAGCTTCACATTGAACAGGCGTGAGAACTCATTGGTCCGTATGATGTTGCGAACCTCGCGCCCGAAGTCCGAGGCGAGGTCGCTGTTGTAGCTGGCCGCGATAATCTGCTTGTCTGGGTTCCGACCCATGTACCAGGCGGGAAAGCGCCTTGAGGCCAGTTCGGACTTGCCGTGCCTTGGCGGCATGAAGATCATCAAACGGTCGATCTCGCCCCGCTCTACCGCTTCCAGCTTCTCGGCTATCTCGGAATGTGGCGGCGCGGGTTCGTAGGCGTGGTTGGTGTATTCAGTGAACGGGATCAGACCCCTTCGCGCGTGACGCCTCCGCAATAGCTCCTGCGCTGCCATTGCTGGCGAGATATGCGGTGAGATCCTCGTCGCTGTATTCATCGACTGTGATGTTCCGGTTTGTGCGGATCGACTGTTCGATGCGCTCGCCGCTCAGGATGCCCAGCTCTTTGATTGCCGCTATGGAGGCCGCGTGTGAGGCGTCAGCCTTCGCGGCTATCAGGACCTCTTGAGCCTGCTGAATGAGCCAGGCGAGCGTCACAGACGTTTGTGCGGCCAATGGTTTGCGTAGTTCTGCGATCCGTTCGCAGATGTTAGCGTTTGATAGCAGCCTGCTAGCATTGGCTCTTGCGGTCGCGTCGTTCGAGACTTTGTAGCCAGCTTCTACGTAAGCCTCGTTTCCGCTCATTCCCTCAACAATGGCGCGGCAGAAGCGCTCTTGCTGTTCGTTCAGCTTCGTCACGATGCGTAAGTCCAGCCATAGTCGGAACGCCAGTTCCCTGACACCTCAACGTACCGCAGCTTCTCGATGCGCACGCGGCCATCCGAGAACGTCACGGTCACGTCAGTGTCGCCGTATCCCATGCCGAGGCCGGTCGTGGTGAGCGTGACCTGGCCGGATGAGACGACCACAGAGCCGTCAATGTTGCTGTCAGTGACGGCGGCAGTAATCGTCGCGCCGTTGAGCACGTCGGTAAAGTCTAGGACGGCTTTGCCTGTCTCGTTCTCGCGTTGCTGCAAGACGAACCTCCCGACGCGATGGTCTTTAGTGACGCCGCGCAAGATTTCGCGGTTGTTCTCGCGGTATCGAATAGTTGGGTGCGGGTAGGCCATTACTTGCCTTCCTTTACCTTGCTCACGCGATTGTGATTTGTTTGCTTGCGAATACGGGGCTTTTGCGGCCTACCGTTCACGTATTTCCGGTTTTGCTTAGCGATTACTCGCGTATCTTGCGAGTACGGAAGCAATTCCGAGATGTTTGACAATCAATCGGGGCTGGCACGGCTCGAACCGTGTTTCTCCAGCCCCTAACGGGAAAGGACCCCGCTATGAATACGAAATATACCGAAGACCGTCCGTTTGAAAGCCAAGCCTGCATCGCTTTTGTCGGCTTGTCGGTCGTCACCGCCACGCTTGGTCTCTTT